TTATCGCAAACACTGTTGTAGGAACTGTGCAATATCCTGCATCTGGATATGGTATTGCAGCCAATTTTAATGCTGGTATTGTGTATGCTAAAGACCACTTCATTCGTGTTCCTGCGCAAACTTTAGTTCTAAGTAAATACGATAAAGAACCTAACGTCCGTGTTGGTTTTGATATTGTTGAATCAATCGTCTCAGAAGTAGACGATTCAACGCTACTAGATCCAGCATCTGGATCTTACAACTATGCGGCTCCTGGTGCTAATCGTCTAAAGCTTGTTGTTGATTTGAAGAAGATAGATATTGATGCAACCGTATCAAATACTTTTATTGAGTTGATGCAGGTAAAAAATGGTATTGTCCAGTCAATATCAAACCGCACTCAATATTCAAAAATTCGTGATTATCTCGCTGAGCGCACATCAGACGAATCTGGTGATTATGTTGTTTCTGGCATGGGCGTAACGGTTAAAGAAAATCTAAAAGTTGGTAATAACCAAGGTGTGTATACATCTTCGGAAGGTGGCAATTCTACAAAACTAGTTGCTGTTGTTGAACCTGGAAAAGCATATGTAAAAGGATATGATATTGAAAATATTGTATCTACACGTTTGACTTTTAGTAAAGCGACCGATTATAAATCTGTACAATCTGCAAAAGCCCTTATTGACTATGGTAATTATTTAATTGTTGACTCCGTAGCCGGCAAATGGGATCTTAATGGATTGTCATTAGTAAATCTAAAAGACAATCAATCAAATTCTGTACCTAGACTTGAATACTCAACGACATGGCCATCAGGCGGTGCTAAGGGTGCTACCATCGGTACCGCGCGTGTGAGAGCCCTTGAGTATTTTAGTGGTATTCCAGGAGCACCAAACGCTCTCTATAAGATGTACCTAACTGATATTAAAATGGCAGCTGGTAAATCATTTACTCAAGTTCAAGGCGTTGCTTACTCAGCAAATACACCAGGTAAAGCCGACGTTCGTTACCTATCAGCCAATACTGTAGATTCTGCGTCAGATCGTGCAATTTTTAGATTGCCTACAATTGCAACTAAAAAACTCCGCGATACGAATGGCGTAGTAAATAATGATTTTGAGTTCTATAAAACATTCACACAGACAACAGATACTTCTGGCGTTGCTACACTAAACACTGGTGATGATAACCAGACGTTTGATGGTGGCGGATCATATCTAAGTTCGGCTGCTCGCCGTAGTGATTTTCATGCTGTAGTAACAAGCGCAGCTAATACGGTTGCGGTTGGTTCTGTTTCCATATCTCTTGCTGGTAATACAGTTACAGGAGCTGCTGGTTCTGCGTTTACAACTAAGATTAATGTTGGTGACGTTCTTCATATCGGCATTGCCGGTGACCTTATTGTCAGTTCGGTAAATAGTGATACATCATTAAGTGTTCTTGGTACAGCCGCAGGTGCAGTGGCTAGTGGCAAGTATTATAAGAAATTTATTTCAGGTCAGGTTGTTGATCTTGGAGGTTATGGCGGCAATGGTGCTCGTACTGTTCAAATTTCTTCTACGCCTGCCCGCGGTGCAACAATCAACCTAAACGAAACATTTAACTCAACTGGTGTTCCACTCAATATTATAGCGCATGTTAATCAGATTGATGGACAAGAAGCTGCTAAGGTAATTGCTCGTAACCGTTTGGTTCAAATTCGTATCGGTGCCGGAGGTGGCACTTCATATACAGCTAACACCACAGGCCCATGGCCTCTTGGCATGTCTGATGGATTTAAACTTGTATCTGTTCGTAAGAAGTCAAGCGCAAACTTCAGTACTACCACTGAAGGTACAGACGTAACTAATGATTTCATTCTTGATACCGGTATGGGCGATAACTATTACGACCATGCTCGCTTGAAAAAGAAATCATCAAGCAGCTTGTCTATTGCTTCTGGTGATAGATTACTTGTGACGTTTGACCATTTCACACATAGCCATTCATCAGGTGTAGGATTCTTCTCAGTAGATTCGTATCCAGTAAATGATACGACTGCTGGAACTGATACATCAAAAATGTACACATATGACATTCCTGTATATGTTTCTTCTGTATCAGGAATTTCATATGATCTTCGTGATTGTGTTGACATTCGTCCTCGTATTTCAGACACCGCAAATAGCGTGACAGCATTGACTAATATTTCAATCAATCCGCTTACCTCAACTACATTTTATAATCCAACTGGATGTTTAAAATTCCATACAACTGGGCAAGATTTTACAACCGATGCCGACTATTATTTGAAGCGCACAGATACTATTGCTGTAACAAAAGCTGGCATATTTAATGTTGTAAAAGGTGTTCCTGATAGTAGACCTGCTGCGCCAGCAGTACCAGAAGATATGATGGCATTAGCCACAATATCTCTTGCTCCGTATCCTTCTCTTCCGATTGAAATTGCCCGTCGTGTAAATCGTCCTGATTTGAGTAATAGTATCCGAAAAATTCGCAACGAGCGTTATACGATGCGTGATATCGGCGGCATTCGTGATCGTGTGGATCGTTTGGAATATTACACATCTTTAAATCTGTTGGAAAAGAACACAAACGATCTATTGATTCCAGACACAAATGGATTAGATAGATTTAAAAACGGCATTCTTGTGGATTCTTTCAAAGGATACGCAATAGCTAATCCATTTGATAATGACACAAAGTGGACCGTAGATACCGAAAAAGGTAAAATGCGACCATTGATGACACTGGATAATGTTGCTGTTACATATACAGCAAACTCATCTGGTGTGGTACGTACAAACGTAACACCAGCTGGTATATCTAAAGACCAGACTGTTATCATAGATTTGTTTCCATCTGAATATGTATCCACTCGTCCAGAGAATGGCGTTTTTGGTAATCTAGCAGGAGCAACGATAACTTCGGGTTCTGTTACAGCAAAAATCAGAAATATGGCATTCCAACCAATTACTGGTGGCCGTGGCTATGGTATTAAACTATATGTTGAAAATGCTACTGGCAATTTCAGTGTGGGTGGAACAATTTCAATATCCGACTCAACATTGAGTGGCGCATCTGTTCCTATCGTTTCGGTATCCAATGCTGTTCCGGGTGATCTAGTAACTCTGCCGTATAATCATGAAGTTTTAGTTGACCAACCTTTTGCAACAACAACTCGTAACTGTGTCGGTACTGCATTTTTGTGGATAGGTAATCTAACTATTACACCTGATAGTGATTACTGGATGGACACAACACAGCGCCCAGATGTTGATATCAATATTGATTTGAATACCGATAACTGGATTTGGTTAGCTAATGCATGGCCAACATCGTGGAATGGATGGCAACAAACATTTGTTGGTACACCAGTTTTAAGCTCATCAAATAATAGAGATACGGATCAAACATTTGTACCTCAAGCAGACGGTTCTACAAACGTGATGCAAAATTTCATCACACAAAATATCTATACAACACCTACAATTGAATCCCGAAGTGGTAGTAAGACTATAGCTACAGTAACAAATAATAAACAGACTTTAGGCAATTTTGTTAAAGACGTAAATATTCAACCGTTCATGCGCTCACGCATGATTATATTTAAAATGGTTGGAATGAAATCTAGTAGTCGCATTTATGGATTTTTTGACGGAGTAGATGTTAATAGATACATTACGCCATTGACAGCCGATGAATACAATTCTGGCCTTAAGGTCAACGGTGTTCCAACAAGACCAACTGCTATCGAAGGAACCACTTTAAATACTGGATCTGATGGATCCGCATATGGTATATTCCGTTTACCTAGTGACTCTTCACTTCGTTTCCGCACAGGAACTAAGCGCCTACGTTTTGTTGATAACGGAACAAATAGTACTATTTTTGGACAATTTACAACATCTGCCGAAACTGATTACACATCTGAAGGTTTGATGGCTGGTATTTCAGACTTAACTCTTTCAACAAAAAGAGCAACAGTTTCACAGCAATTATTGACAGAAATTAAAAATGTAAACCAAACAACAACAGGTGAAGTTGGTGGTCAACGTCTTGTTGGTGTTTTACCTGCACCACCTCCAGGAGATGGCGATGCTGGCGGTGGTGGCGATGGTTGTGGTGGAGGCAGTGATCCTATCGCGCAGACAATGCTCATTTCTGCACTGTTAACAAGCAGAATCCAAACAACTGGAATGTATCTAACAAAAGTTGATTTATATTTTGCAACTAAAGATGCGACACTTCCAATCATCATTGAATTGCGTGAAGTTGACACCGCAACTGGATATATTACAACTCGTGTTGTACCATTCTCTCGTGTTGTTATGCCTTCAGCCGATGTTAATATCAGCGATGATGGATCTGCCGTAACACCGGTATATTTCCCATCACCTGTTTATGTGGGTGAAGGCAAAGAATACGCCATAATACTTATTCCAGCAGGTACAAATCCAAACTATAATGCATTTACAGCCGTTCTTGGTCAAAAAGATATCGTTAAAAAGTCTCGTGTATCGGAAGCACCGGCTGCAGGATTCCTATTCACGTCCGCAAATCAACGCACATGGGTAGCCGTAGAAAATGAAGATTTGAAGTTCACTGCATACTTTGCAAAATTTGCTTCTGGCACTACCGGAAATCTGGTTCTAAAGAATGAGAATCGTGACTACTTCACTATTGCTAACACAACAGGTGCATTTAATAAGATTGGTGAACTTGTTTATGGCGAACAGCTTCTTGTAGGTACGTTCTCTAATACCAAATCAGTTAATACAGCCGGTTCAATTCTCTGCTATGCACAAGGCCAAACTTCTGGAGCAACTGGTACAATTACGTCTTGGAGCACAACAGCAATTCGCATCAAAGGCAATTCAATTGGCGCTGCGTTCAAGGGTGGTGAAACTATTAAAATTCGCAATACCAATCCAACAACTGGTGTTCAGATTGGCACATGTGCCGCACTGAAGTCTTCAACATATCCAGTTGGCAGAACAGTTTATTATGATGTTGTTAATTACGCAAATACCAAACTGCATATTGCCAACACAGCATATGCAAACAGTGGACCAGCAAACAGTGCAAACCGTATGTTTTTTCCTGGGATGTATATCACAGGCCAATCAAATGCATACACAGCTCGTATCGTTACAATTGATAATGTGTCTATGGATAATGTCAGCTTGATTACCAACCTGATTCAACCATCAAATACTTCAATATCTGCATACGCTAAGTTTGCCTCAAGCACAAGTACACGAGACGCAACATTTGGACAAATTATAATTAATGATGTGGCTGAACTCTCATCACCTCATTATATTTTGAGCCGTAGTACCGAAGCAAATACTTCAGCTTCAAGCTCAACTATGGCTCAAAATAAATCGGCTGAGATTCAATATGTTCTTGGTAGTCAAAATGCTGTTGCTTCGCCGGCTATTGATCTTCGTAGAATTTCATTGGTTGCAACCCGTAATCTGATTAGCTCTAACACAGAAATTGGATCCTCTGAAGATTGGGTAAAGTCTGGCGGCAATTCTAAAACTCGTTATGTAACTCGTCGCGTGACACTTGCTGATGGTCAAGATGCGGAAGACCTTCGCGTGTATCTAGCAGCATATATTCCACCAGGATCTGATGTTAAGGTATATACTAAGATTCTAAATGCTGACGATAATGATTTGTTTGAAGATGCGCGTTGGATTCCTATGAGCCGAGATACATCTCAAGGTTATGTTGCAACAACAAGATACTCAAGCAGCGTCAATAAGGAAGATTATATTGAGCTAACATACAATATGCCAAACTTCCCAACGACTGCTATTACCGACACATCTGGTCGTGCAATCAATCAGTACGGTGCAAACAACACAACTGGTTATGTGGAATACCGTAACTCAACAAAAGCTCGTTATGTCAGATTTAAGTTCTTTGCTGTTAAGGTGGTATTGACTGCCGATACCAGCACGAATCCACCAACCGTACATGAGCTTAGAGCAATTGCGCTTCAGAGGTAAAAAATGCAGGTAGCGAAAGTAAAAGACGCGCCTAAGTTAGTCAGAGATGTTACTAACCAGGCTGTTCTGAGTACCGATATTGATGGCCTTGAAGCTTATAGACGCAAGAGAAATAAGCAACAGGAATTGGACGCTGCTCTTTCAGATATAAATAATATGAAGTCTGATATAGATCAAATAAAATCGCTGATGCAGCGACTTTTAGACAAGATAGGATAATAGATGGCTAAGATAGCTAACGTCGCCCTTACGGACACATTTAACACGTGGAGAACACGAACCAACACAGTGTTGGATCGTATGAGCCAGTTTGCTATCAACAACTCTTCTCTTTATGCTAACACTCTGACATCTAACGTAGCATTCACTGCAAAAGGTACTGCAACTGTCACGGGTCTATTCACTGCATCAGGTAGAGCCGTAGTTGGTACCAATCTAGGCGTTACAGGCAACTCCACATTTACAGGCCTAACAACCGCATCTGGTCGCCTTACAGTCGGCACGAATCTAAACGTATCTGGCAACTCAACAATTGGCGGCGCAGGTAAGACTGCTAACGTACAGGGTTGGTTTGGTGTTGCTGGTCGTCAGTCAATTTCAACCAATTTGTTTGTTGGTGGTAATACTGGTATTGGAACAGTACCACAATCTGCTCTATCTATCAAAGGAGCGTTCCAAGGCGCACCAACAGGTGGTGATGGCATTCAAATGGGAGCCACTGGTGGCTATGCTGCTATAGAACTGTCTGCAACAAATGGTAGTTATATTGATTTTAATAAGGGAGATGGAGTAGATTATAGAGGTCGTATTTTTTATCAACACTCTACAGACGCTCTTACTTTTCATACATCTGGTGGTGCAGCTTCATTAACAATTGCAGGTAGTGGTCTTGTAACTGCTGCTAAATCGGTTGCAATCACAAACAACCTTACGGTATCTGGTAACACCATATTTAACGGCGTAGTAAGCACCGCAACTGCAAACATTAAAAGTCAAAATCTATCCGATGCAGCAACAGTCACATGGGACACTTCAGCTGGTCAGATTGCTACCGTTACGCTTGGTGGTAACCGCACAATCGCTGCACCAACAAATCTAAAAGTCGGTACATATATTCTCCACATTTATCAAGACGGTACTGGTGGTCGTACAGCAACATGGAATGCAATCTTTAAGTGGACTGCTGGTGTTGCGCCTCCATTGTCCACCGCTGCAGGCGCGCATGACGTATTTTCGTTCGTTTCTGATGGTACATATCTCTATGGTTCATTCATGCCGGATGTAAGATAACACATGTTCACATTTTTAATGGCAAGACCAACTAAGGTTGTTAGTATTACTAGTTCCACAAATAATGTGGATCTATATAACACATCGGCTGCACCTACATATCCGTTGAACTTGCTATGCTTTATCAATAATAACATCGGATCATCATCACCTAACACACCAGCATTTAAAACTGGAACTGGTTGGAAAGCTGGTTCGTTTGTGTATGTGAAAAACACTGCTACCGTGACAGGTGGTACAGGGACTTCTGGTAATCAAGGTGCGCAAGGTAATCCAGGCACAACAGGAACACCAGGCAATACAGGCCTCGCGGGAAACCCAGGCACACCAGGTAATACTGG